GGTAACGCGCGACCTCGAATCTTTCCTAGCGACAGAAAATTTCGTGACGTTTCGCTTGAAATGATATAATATATCAGGCAATCTGTGATTCTCGATACTCCCTGCCTGAAACTGGACCCTGCCTTGTGCGGGGTTCTTTTTTGCGATATTTACTGATTCGAGACGCGGCGCAAAATGCCGCCACGGGCGACGTGCTACGAATGCGCCACATTCGCCGCGCCGCGTCTCGCAATTAAAGGGTTTGTCAATGAAAAACGGGCAGCATTTGGACCAGCGCGAGGACGGAAGGTTTTTCGTCACGACCGAACTGGCCGCGATGATCTGCGGTGTGACTGTCCAAAGTTACCGCGGATGGTTGGCACAAGAGAAACCGCCGCCCTACGAGAAAGAGACACGAACCGTCCCGCTGCGGGAACTCGGCGATTGGATCCGCGCGGAACAGGTGTTGAAGCGGGGCCGCGGCGGCGCAGGTTTTCCTTACTGCCCCAACATCCATCGGTTATATGATAACAAGAAAATGCCCGGTGTCCCGGCAAACGAGAGTCCGGCGACAAGGCTTGAGCGGTTGAAGGCCGACAAGCTGCAACTCGATCTTGATCGGAGCGCGGAGAAACTGGTTCCTGTCGATCAGGTGCGACAAGCATGGTCCACGGTAATTTCCCGTGTCAAATCCAAGATGTTAGGGTTGCCGGTGAAGGTGGCCCCGTTAATCACAGGTGTCGCTGACGAACACGAGGTTCAGCAAATATTGAGCGACAATGTGCACGAAGCACTGGAGTCCCTGGCGGATGGCGATGAATAGCGACGTGAAACACTGGATCAGCTTCTCGGGCGGCAAAGGCAGTGCCGCAACAGTGTTGCTTGCGCACATTCTCGGCTATGATTTCGAGATGATCATGGCCGACACAGGGATTGAAGACGAAGATTTGTGGCGTTTTACTGATGACGTGGCGAAGTTTGTCGGCAAAGAGGTAATCATTCTTCGCACCGGGAAAACACCGTGGGACGTTTATCGCGAAAAGCGATATATTGGTAATACCCGAACAGCGCATTGCAGCACTGAGTTGAAGACCAAGCCGGTTATGCGGTTTCTGAACAAATACGCCGGCGCAAGTGAGCCGCTGGTTCTGGGCATGAACCTTGGCGAGATTGATCGGATAGACAGAGCGGCGTTGAATTGGTCCCCTCGACCTGTCAAATCCTTACTGTGTGAATATCAATGGGGGAACCGATTCATTGACCACCTCTTTGCGTGGTTCGGCATTGAATTGCCCCGTCTCTACAAAATGGGTTTTCCACATAACAACTGCGGTGGGTTTTGCTGCAAAGCGGGACTGACACAGTTCAACACCTTGCTTGAAAGACTTCCGGGTGTTTACGCGAAGCATGAGAAAGAGATGGGCCTTGTTATGAAAGATATCGGCGACACAGCCCGGCCATTTCTGCGCAAGAAAGCAAACGGCGAAACCCAATATTTGACGCTGACCGACTTCCGCGAACGAGTGGAACGCAACGAGATCGACGTTCCGTTGTATGAGTTCGGCGGGTGTGGGTGCTTCTCCGATGAACTATAATTTTGCCGACGCCGAAGAACTTGTGGGAGAGGTGCTGGATTTTTTCCGTCCACCGCCGAAGATGACCGTATCGGAATGGGCCAATGCGGAACGGTTTCTGAGCGTCGAATCGTCAGCATCCCCCGGTCGATACAATGTCGATCGCACAGCCTACATGCGTGAACCGATGGACATGGTTGGTCAACCCGGTGTTCGCAGGATCACACTGATGACATCGGCGCAGGTCGGTAAATCGACGGTGATCGAGAATGTCGTCGGTTACTTCATCCATCACGATCCGTGTCCGATACTCCACGTCAGCCCGACGCTGGAAAGCATGAAGATGTTCAGCAAGGAACGTCTCGCGCCGATGATCCGTGACACTCCGGCACTGCGTGGTCTGGTAAAAGACCCCCGGTCGCGTGACAGCGGAAACACGCTTGGGTCCAAGACATTTCCCGGTGGTCACATTGCGATGGTCGGCGCCAATGCTCCGTCCGGTCTGGCGTCACGCCCGATCCGTGTCGTGGTGGCTGACGAGGTGGATCGCTTCGAGGCGTCGGCCGGCAGCGAGGGTGATCCCATATCACTGGCGGTCAAACGGACAACGACATACTGGAACCGTGTGATCATCTTTGTCTCGACACCCGGCAACAAGGGCGAGTCGCGTATCGAACCGGAATTTCTCCGCGGCGATCAGCGATATTACTGGATCATGTGCCCGCATTGTAACGAACACCAGACGCTCAAATGGGCGCAGGTTCGGTTCACCGACAAGAACCCCGACACGTCATTCTACGAGTGCGAACACAACGGCTGCGTGATTAACGACCAGGAGCGCCGCGCTGCGGTGCGAGATGCGGAAAAACAGGGCGGTGGGTGGCGCGCGACGGCCGAGTTCAACGGCAACGTGTCCTATCACCTGTCGCAGCTATATGCTCAGGCACCTCTGTCCGACGGCGTGCGTGAGTTCCTGGACTCGAAGGATAATCCTCAGCACCTCAAGACGTGGACCAACACTTTCCTCGGCGAAACATGGGAGGAAAAGGGGCGCCGGCTTGACTGGTCGGAGTTGCTGGATCAGCGTGAGGATTACCAGACGCGAGAACCGATCCCCGAGGAAGTAACCTTGATCACTGTGGCGATCGACGTGCAGGATGATCGTTTCGAGATGGAATGGCTCGGGTGGGGCGATGATTATCAAACATGGTCGCTCGGTTATCGCAAGATCATGGGAGATCCGTCTGACCCGACCATCTGGAACGAATTACGCGCCGCGTTGAGCGAGACATTCGTCCATCCGTTGTTCGGTGAAATGGCATGGCGGGCCGGAGCGATCGACTCCGGTGGTCACTACACGCAGAAGGTCTATGATTTCGCCGCCTCGATACCGAAACTGTTGGCGATCAAGGGTGTCGAGGGACTCGGCAAGCCGATATGGGGCACGCGCCTGAAAAACACGCTGTCCGGTGCGGAGGCGTATCCTGTCGGCGTCGATACTGTGAAAGAACTGGTCGTGGCCCGTCTCAAGGTGCGCGATCCTGACAAACCAGGCTACTGTCGCTGGCCTGCGGACTACAGCGACGGCTATTTTTTGGGACTCACTGCCGAGGAATTGAGGACCACATACACCCGTGGTCATCGGGTGCTGCGCTGGCACAAGATACGGCCCCGCAACGAACCTTTTGACTGCCGCGTTTACAACACGGCTGTCTATGAGATGATGGGTGTTGACGCGAATGCTCAAAGGCGGGCAATGTTGCGCACCGCAGCGCGGCGTGATAATGATACCGAGACTAAGCCGCAACGAAAGCCCCGCAAGCGCACGTCGTGGGGCACGGGTTGGAAGGACATGAAATGACGACGAACCCGTTCGATGTCTCCACATCACCCACGACGGAACCGGAATCCCTGCTGGTCGGGTCGTTCACCCAATGGCGTCGATTGCTGGATTACGATGGTGCAAGTTACACGCTTGAATACCGTTTGATCGCCGCGGATGACGAGAGTGAAAAGACGATCTCCGGGACGTGGGATGGTTCAAACAACTGGTGGGTTTTTTCCGTTGCCGCAGCCGACATGGACCTGTGGACAACCGGAAGGCATCGGTGGGATTTGATTCTCACGCGGCTTTCGGACAGTGAGACGGCTGTTGTTTCGACCGGATCGTTGATCCTGCACGCCACTGCCGGCGATCGTCGCACTCATGCCGAAATCATGGTGGCGAAGATCGAATCCTTGCTGGAAGGTCGCGCCGCCAGTGACATCGAGACGTATTCCATCAAGTCACGCAGCCTGACCAAGATGTCGGTCAAGGAACTGCGTGAATGGCGCGAGTATTACGTTGCGGAAGTTGAGCGCACGGGCGGCTCGGCAACCAAAGGCAACCGTCCGCCTTCAAACACGCTGCGAGTGAGGTTCACATGAAGCGCCAGATGCCACTCCCGAGCAACATGCGTGGGTATGCTGCCGCGTCGAACGTCGCACGCTATGGTGATTTCACCGCCAGCCGCGGGAGTGCCGATTACGAACTGCTGAACGGCCTGACCGAGACGCGCGCAAAGATACGCTTCCTCGCGCGCAACAGCGCCTCGATGAAACGCTACATCCAGTTGCTACAGGTTAACGTGGTAGGCGATCAGGGGTTCCGCTTTCAGTCCCGCGTCAAGAAACTGGAAGGCGGTCTGAATTTCTCGCTCAATGAGCGGGTTGAGGATGCCTTTGCGGCATGGGCCGAGCGGGCAAGTGCCTGTGGGTGCTTGTCCTTGTGGGACTTGGAACACCAGGCTGTCGAGACATGGGCACGCGACGGCGAGGTGATATGGGAAATCGTCACAGGGCAGGAATACACTGACGGTGTGGCCATCAACCCCGTCGAGGCCGATGTTCTTGACGAGACACTGAACACCATCTACGGGCCGACGCGCAACGAGATCAGGATGGGCGTTGAGATCAACGCGCTTGGACGCCCCGTTGCGTATCATTTTCTGACATCGCACCCCGGCGACGGAACATGGACATCCCCCATGCTGCGTAGTCGGTATCGACGCATTCCTGCGGATCGTGTCATTCATCTGTTCAAGCGACAACGGCCCGGTCAGACGCGCGGCGAACCGCCGGCGGCAGCAATCGTTCTCGATGTGAAGATGCTTGACGGGTATCGCGAGGCTGAGACAACGGGTCGTCGTCTGCGTTCGGCACTGATGGGTTTCTTCGAGAGTAAGCTGCCCGATGCACGCGGCATTGACGAGTTGTCCGACGGCGAGGGTATTGACGAGGACGGCGACGGTCAAAAGGACATCTTCGAGATGGAGATGGAACCGGGGTTGCTGAAACAGTTGCCTCGTGGTGTCGAGTTCAAAGAGTTCTCCCCTGGCGGCATGCAGGGCGATTACCACCAGTTCGAGTCGCAGGTGAAGAAAGACATTTCGATGGGACTCGGGATTTCCACGATGTCGCACGGCATGGAGGTTCAGGGTGTTTCGTATTCATCCGGCCGAACCGTGATCCAGGAGGATCGCGAGTTTTACAAGACCCTCCAGCAATTCTTCATTCGCGGGATAATGCGCAAACTGTTTCCCATATGGTCGTCGTACCACATGGTTTTTTCCGACGGTGAACCTGCTTTCACGCCAACGCAACGCCCACGCATCCTTCGGCGCTACATCTTTCGTCCGCGCGGATGGGAGTGGGTCGATCCGTCAAAGGACGTGTCGGCAAATGCCGAGGCGCTGCGCACACGTCAGACCAGTTTCAGCCGTGTAGCGGCACAGCGTGGCATTGACCGTGACGAATTGCTGCGTGAGATTGCCGAGGATAAAGAGGCCGCTGCCGCTCTTGGTTTGACGATAGACGTGGACAATGATACAACTCAGCAAACGAGCGAGGGTGACGGCAATGACGACGATGAATAGGGGCGGTCAAATTGAACTGACCCGCGCGACCGACGCAGGCACGGTTATTTTTCCGCTGTCGTCCGAAACGCCGTATCGTCGCTATGATGGCGACGAAATTCTCGTTCACACCAAGGAATCGGTCGATCTGTCATGGCTGAACAGCGGCAACGCACCGCTGCTAAACTCGCATAACAGGTTCAGTCTTTCCTCACAGATCGGTGTGATCATCAAGGCGTGGCTCGAAAACAAGCGGGTCTATGTCGAAGTGAAATTTTCCGAGCGCGAGGATGCGCAGGAGATAAAACGTGATGTCGAAGATGGCATTATCAAGAACGTTTCGGTCGGATATGAAATCCACAAGATCGAGCGGAACGAGGACAGCGATGAATACCGCGTTCTCAAGTGGACGCCCAAGGAAGCGTCTTTTGTCACGATCCCTGCCGACATGTCCGTCGGTGTGGGTCGCTCTGCAACTATGGAGGGTGCAATGCCCAAAGACAATGTGAACTCGCCCTCGCCGGAGCAGGGCGTCATGCCGGGGGTGCGCACTGACGAACAGCGTGCCGCCGACTTTGAAACCACGATCAACGAGATCACGTCCCTTGCGGAAACGCATAACATGGGCGACGTGGCCCGCAGTTACATCAAGGGGTGCATGGAGCGCGGTCAGGATCCGTCGCTCGAAGTGTTCCGCGGTGTTGCACGGTCGAAACTGCCGTCGGATGTTCCGCTTCGCAATGAAGAAATCGGGATGAACGAACAGGAAACCCGCAACTTCTCGGTCGCCAAGGCGATGCGCGCGATGGCCGACGGTAACTGGTCCGGTGCTGATTTCGAGCGTGAAGCGGTCGAGGCCGCTGCATCGCAACGCGGCACCGAAAGCAAGTACGGCGGCATCTTCCTGCCTGTTGATGTGATGCAGCGTTGGGGCGACTTCGAGCGCGATGGTATCTCGTATCGCGGCAATGAACAGGCCATTCGTGCGGCTCTGGGCACCGGCGGCGCCGCCAACGTGCTGACGACTGATCACCTGGCATCACGATTCATCGACAACCTGCGCAACGAGAGCGCTTTCCTGCGCGCCGGTGCCACGATGCTGACCGGGCTGGACAGCGATGTTGAAATCCCCGGCGGGGACCAGAACATCTCGGCCGCATGGCTTGCATCGGAAGATGCGGACGCTGCTGAAAGCGTGCCGACGTTCCGCAAGGTTACGATGTCGCCCAAGGACGTTGCGGCCTATACCGACGTTACGCGCCGGATGGTCCAGCAGTCCACGATCGACATGGAAGCCTATATCCGCATGCAGATGGTGGACGCCATGCGCATCGCCATCGACCTTGCTGCGGGCTACGGCGCCGGCGCGTCGGGTGTCCCCGAGGGCCTGGCCAATACCACCGGCATCGGCTCCGTGACCTTCAACGCGGCAATTCCGACCCGTGACGAGATCATTGACCTGCGCACCTCGATCGCGGAAACCAACCGCGGGCGCGGCGTCACCTACATCTCCAACTCGGAGATGGTCGGTGATCTGCAAAAGACCAAGGTCGATGCTGGTTCCGGCGTGTTCCTGATGGGCGACAACGCTGATCGACTGATCGGCAACCCGTTCATCGAGTCCAACCAGATTACCAGCGGCGACCTGTTCGCAGGGGTCTTTACCGACATGCTGATCGGCATGTGGGGCGGGCTGGAACTGGCACGGTCCACTGAGGCCAAGTTCCTCAGCGGCGGGCTGCGGTTCCGCGTGATCCAAACGGTCGATGTGGATTTCACCCGCGTCGGTTCGTTCGCCCTGGGCAACGACACCGCCTGATCATGATGGCGGGGCTTAACGGCCCCGCTGCATCACCACATTGAATGGAGGCCGACATGGCTGAGAACAAAAACGTCCGCGCCCTGCAAGAGTTCATGCTCAAGGGCAAGAAAGTCAGCGAAGGCGAAGTGGTCGCCAAGACCAGCTTTTCGCACAAGCAGGACTGGCAGAACCTTCTGCATATGAACAAGCCGCGGGTCGAGGAAACCAATGATCCCGTCGGCAAGCCCAAGGCGAAGTCCGCCAAAGCACCTGCTGACAAAGCGTCCGCTGGAATGCCCGGCGCCTGATGCCAGGGCAATTCATCACTGACGACTTGTCGGTCCTGTTCGCCTCGTCGGAGTTCGGCGAGGCGACAGCGACATATGAGGGGTCGTCGGTGATGGGCATCTTCGATGACGAGGATGTCGAAGCGCAGATGGGCGAGGGCGTGGCGGAGATCATTCCGCAGCCGATGTTCACGGGGCGCACAAGCGATTTTTCCGGCATTGCTCGGGATCAGACGATGGTCATCCAGAGCGAAACGTTCCGTATCAAGAACTGGAAACAGGACGGGACCGGAATGATCGAAGTGTTCCTTGAGAGGACAACCTGATGGCACACATGCGCACGCAGATACGCTCACGCTTCAAGAGCGTGCTGGAAGCGGCGCTCGGTTCCGGTTACGAAGTCTATGCGTCTCGCAAGTCATCGTGGAACCACACCAGCGGTGTGGCCCTTGTGGACATGCGCATCCTGAACGACCAGACGCAGGCGCGCGAGGTCATGGGTGATGCGCGTGCACATACCGCATCGCTTTATGTGCGTGTGCAGCGATCCGCGCCGGAGACGGGTCTGGACGATGCGCTCGATGCGGACGACGTAAAGATCACACTGGCGGTTGAGGGCGAAGATTGGTCCGACTTGCTGGAGGAAGAGCCTGAACTGGTGCAGGTCAATACCGCTGATGACGCCGAAGGCGGGCGTGCCATTGGCGCTATTGTGCTGCGCTACGATGTCGAGTATCGTATCGACAAAACCGACCCTGAAACGAGGATTCTGTAATGGCACGCTACAAAGGACATGAAGGTGCGGCGAAAGTCGATACCGACGCGATAGGGGAGGTCGAGTCGTTCGACATTGACCTGTCCACCAACGAACTTGATGCGAATGTGATGGGCAATGATTGGACCAATGTCGAGGGTGGTCAGAAATCGGCCAGCGGTACTGTCAGCGTGTTGTCGGATCCGGCAGACGCGGGCCAGGCCGCACTGACCGTGGGGTCAACAGTCAGTTTGTCGCTATACCCGCAGGGCGAGACATCTGCGCTGGAGGAAATCACGGGTGACTTTCTCGTCACCAACGTTTCGCGTTCCTCCAGTGTCGGCGATCTGGTCAAGACGACCTACAGTGTCCGCAACAAGGGCACCGTAACGGTTGGGGCAGTCACGCCATGAGCATTCCTGATATTGAATCGCTACTCAAAGCCGAACTCGCGTCATACGGCACGAGTCAGTGGACAGGCGAGATTGGTGGGCAGGAAATCACCCTGTATGCCAAACCCCTGTCCCCGGCCGACAACAGCCGCGTCCTGCGCAAGTTCCCGAACTTCAACACGACAATGGAGTTCGGCGGGATGGTCGAATACATCATCCTCAAGGCGACGGACGCCGATGGTAAACGGGTGTTCAACGAAAGCCACCGGGTCTTGCTGTCCCGAATGAGTAGCGACAAGGTTGCCGAAATCTTCAACGGGCTGTTCGGCGATCAACTCGAAGATGACTCTGATGAAGGGGGCGACGACAAGGTGGGAAACTCCTGAACGACAGTTGGCTTTTCGCGTGTTTCGCGATAGCCGACCGTCAGCACCGGGACATATCCGACATCCTTGAGTGGCCCTACGACAAAATCAGTTGGTGGTTGGCCTACTACGAGGCAAGGGAGCGGTCTGACAAATGATGAAAGGTGTGAATCTTTCCTTCACGGCGAAAAACCGTGCCGCCCCTGCCATGAAGTCGTTTCAAAACAATTTGCGCGGCGCCAAGCGGCAGCTTGACGCAACGACCGTGGCGAACAAAAGGTTCTCGCAGTCGCTTGGCGGTTCGACCTGGCGCCGGCAAATCCAGCAGGCAGGCATGCAGATCAGTGACTTTTCCGTACAGGTCGCTGGCGGACAAAGTGCCATGCTGGCGTTCACGCAGAACTTCCCGCAGTTCATCCAGAACTTCGGAGCGAGGGGTGGTATTCTTGCAGCAGTAGTAACCATTCTCGGCACGTTCGCTTTCATGACGTCTCGCGCGGGAAGTGCCGTCAAAGAGTTCTCAAAGCAGATTGATGAGACGAGTGGCGCCGTAGACGAATATTTTTCCATACTGCAATCCAACAAAGGGTTGGCCGCAACCTTGTTTTCCGAGGCCAAGGAGTCCTTGCAGGGAACGAGTCAGGCCGTGAAAGACCTGACGACGATAGCCAAACTTGAAGCGATTCGATCGGTTCAGAACCTTGCCAAGTCCTTGGCTAATGCCAGCACGGAAGCCGGTGTACTCAACAAGATCATGATGGAAGGCGATCGTGCCATTACGGGCGATTTGCTCGGCATCGACACGGCGCTGCGTGGTCATATCGGGACGTGGAAAGATGCGCACAGGCGCGTGCAGGAGTTTATCGACGCCACCCGCGGCATCGGTGAATCCGGTGACATCAACGAGATGCTTGCGCAGGCGATAAAGACCCGTGACATTTTCAAGCAAAATGTCGATGTTACCGGCAACATGGCCGATGCGCAGTTGAAGTTCTGGAAACAGTTGAACCAGACTATTCGGCAACTTGAGTTGGTGGGCGCAGCGGTCGAAGCAACGGATGTCGCCTCGACAAACAACATCGAATTGATGCGACGTGCCGCCAAGGTATTCAATGACGAACGGTTCGAGGGCAATCAGGAAGCGCGTGACATGTTGGCGAACCTCAAGAGAGAGGTGGACATGATGCGCACTGTGGCCATGTTCGGATCGGATTCCGCTCAGGCCAACGAACTGCGTGCTGAACAGGAACGTGCTGTGCTTGAAGAAACACTCGGCACAATGAACGCATCGGAGAGTCTTAAGGCATCCGTCCTGAGTGCCTTCGACGCAAAGGTTCGGATCACGCAACAGACGAGTCGGTGGTCTGCAACGATGGGATCGGTCAGGCAGGAGATTGACGCGATACTGAGCAGCTTGTCGTCTCTTTCCGGTGGCATGGTTGCCAACGCGGCCAAGCGCGCTGAGATCGCCGCGTTGAAGCAAGGAAAGAGCATTGCCGAGGCCAAACGTGAACAGCAGAGGTTGAACAAGGAACTGGAGTTCTCCGCCCGCCTTCGGACCGCGCAGGCGAAAGGTGGTGTTGCTGGTTTTGCGCAGACGCAACTGATCAAGGCGGAGCGCGCCCAATTCAGAATGTCGCTGGAACTGGACGCTCAACTCGAAGCGGCCAGGAAAGCCACACGGGAGAATACAAAGGGTGCAGCGGCCGGAATTAAAGCGGCGCAGAAGGAACTGGGGAAACTGCAAGACCTGATGGTTGGCATTCATCCCGCGTTGCGCACGGCACTGGAAGGTGTTGACGATTTGACGTTTGACACCGCCAAGCGGATCAAGACGCAGTTCGAGGACGTGCAGAACGCAATCTCCGGGTCCATGATGACTTCGTTCCGCGGTCTGTTGGACGGCACCAAGTCGCTTGGCGATGCGGTCAACGACATCCTTGGCAGCATTCTGGACAAGGTGTTCGATCTTGTAATGACGCCGATATTCAACGGTCTGGCAGGCAGCATCACGGGTGGCCTCATGAGTGGCCTCGGCATCCCTCATTTCGCCTCGGGCACGAACAGTGCACCGGGCGGGTTGGCCCGCGTCCATGAGCGTGGCGGCGAGGTGATGAACCTGCCGCGCGGCACGCAAGTTATTCCGCACGACATCTCGAAGCGCATGGCTGACAGGGCCGTGGGCGGTGGCCGCGGCACCGACGGTCCATTGGTCGAGGTCAATGTGGTCAACAACGGCAACTCCGAAGTGAAACAGCGCCGTCGTCGCGAACCGGGCGGCCGGGAAGTCATCGACGTGATGATCAGCGATTCCATCTCGTCTGGCAACCAGGACGCGGCGCTCGGGCAACGGGTCGGTGCGCGACCGACAAAGGTGAAGCGATGACAAACCCACCGTTCTGGCCGGAAATGCTTCCCGTGTCCTATGCCGTTGATCTGGAAAGGACGCCGATGGACGTGCGTGCGCGCTTCGAGCCTGACGTTGGCGAACCGCTATATCGGCCACGCATGACCGGCGCCATCGTTCAAATGAGTCCGTCGTGGTTTCTCACGCAGGCACAGATCGCCACGTTTGAGGCGTTCTATGAAACCGATCTGGCACAGGGAACCAAGCGGTTCGTGGTTCGTGACACCTTGACCGACACGCCTCAATACTGGAAGTTCAGCACCCCTCCCCGGACGCGACACCGCACTCGCAACTCCGCTATACTGACGGCCGACATCCTCGTTCTACCGAGCACATTGTGGTTCTCGGATTACGTGAAACAGGGTTTCTCCACGGTTCCGGCATGGGTCGCTGATTACGAGAACGACGTTTACGGGATTGACGGTGTGAAAGTGGCCGCATCCGAACTGCCCACGATCGAGGGCACCTATCTGGTGCGCCGCGTGACGACCACGACCGACTCGACGCAGCAGGAGACACTTACTGCCGGTGACATCACCGAGACGGCCCCTGCGGACACCACGTTGATCATCGGGTATGACCTATGACCACGCAACGCACACTCAGCGCACGCGACAGCGCCGATCTGGATTCGCTGGACAACCCGAACGCCCTGCTTTGGTTCCTGGTGGTTCAGCACCCGAACGTGTCGCCGGCGATCCGTGTCGTGTCGGATGTTTTTCAATATGTGCTGGACGGCGAGACTTACGAGGGCATTCCGTTCAACGCCAAGACACTCACGGACACGGACCAGACACCTTCGACCGAAATCACTGTTCAGAACATCGACAGGCGAATCGCAGAGGCACTGAACAACGACATGGACGGCGAGAGGGCCATCGTCTCGGCGTTCGCCATATCGAGTGCCGACTTCGATCTGACCGTGGAACCGCGCGTCGTCAAGGCTGGTGTCACGGTGGCGAAGGTTTATTCCTTCCAGATGTTTGAGTTGGCCGATGTCCGTGGTGATGTGATGGAGATCACTGGCCGGGTGACACTGGTGGATTTCGCGCAGGAACCGTGGCCGTTTGTCCGCGCAACGAAGGACATCTTCCCCGGTCTATTTTTCTCCTGATGGCACATTGGTCCGAGCAATACATGGCGATCCCGTTCGTTGATGGTGGGCGGTCTCATGGTGGCGTGGACTGCTGGGGATTGATCTACCTTGTGTATCGCGACATGCTCGGCATCGAGTTGCCGTCATACGGCGAGATCAGCGCACGCGACCTGATCCGCATCCGTCGAACCATGAACCGGGAATCCGCAGTCAGCACAACCTGGGTGCCCGTTCAGAGCGATCCGCAGGAGTTTGACGTGGTTGGTATGCGGCTACCTGACGGTGCCACGTTCGGCCACGTCGGTCTTGTCTGCGGCCCGAGGCGCGTGCTACATATTGAAAAAGCAAGCGGTGTGGCCATTGAGGATGCTCACTCCGCGACGATTCGCGGTCGCATCGTCGGGCATTGGAGGCACGCTGAGAAATGAGCGTCATCGCAATTCATCGTGATATTTTCTCGATCTCGCCGCATATCTACGATTTGCCCGAGGGTGAAACGCTTGCGGATATGGCGCAACGTGTCAACTCGTTGCCTGACGGGTGGCCGCGCCATGAGAGTGACGCCATCTGCGTCAACGGGCAAGTTGTCCCGCAGAATATGTGGGGCTACGTCAAGCCAAAGGCACTTGCCGCGTCTGGTGTGCGAACCGAAGTGACGTTCCACGCGCCGCCGATGGGCGGTGACAGCAATGCCGGAAAGCAGATACTCGGAACGATCGCCAGCATCGCGTTGGTGGCGGCGTCAGGCGGTATTGGCAATCTGGTGCTTACATCTTTGTCACAGAGCGGCATGGCTGTTGGCCGAGCTACGCTCCTGGGGCGTCTCGCGGCTGTTGCGACACTTGCGGCCGGTTCGTTTGTCCTGAACAAGCTGGCGCCGAGTCCGTCGATTCCAGGTGCGGATGACAGCACCAGCGAACCTCTCGGCTCGGCCGCAGCGCAAGGCAACGTCATCGAGCCGAACGGTTCGCTGGCCCGAGTGATTGGCACACGGAAGGTGTTTCCCGGCTTTGTGACAGAACCGTTCACCTACTATGACGGCGACGACGAGGTGGTTGAGGTGGTCGGTGCATTGGCCGGCCCTCACAAGATGGAAAGCATTCGCATCGGCGATTCGCTGATAGACGACCTACCTGGTGTTGAATACGAGGTGCGCGAGGGGTGGCCGGGTCAAGATCGCCTCAGTATAATCGACCGCTACGCCCGCACTCGGCAAGTCAACAGTGAACTGCGCGGCCACACGGTCAACGAGGACGACAAGAACCAGTTGGAGACGAACACAGGTGACATTCTCGATGCGTTGCCGCAGGCGAAGATTGTCACCACGCGCTCAGGTCAGGATGCTTTCTGGATCGGTCTGAACCTGCCTCAAGGCCTGTTTCTCAATCAGAACAGCAGCAAGCTACTGCGAGTTCCGTTGCGCATGCGCATCCGCGAACGTGGAACGACAACGTGGCGCAACTTGCCCGAACTGCACTTCATGGCCACGCGGATCGGCGAGATAAGGGCGACGATCAGATTCGCATGGCGCGACACAATAGTGAACACGTCCGCCGCTGCAACTCGCGGATGGGCCGAGGCGCGCATTTTTTCCCCTGGCCAGACCATCTCGCCGACGACCGATGATTGGGTGGCGGACAGCTACTTTGATGCCGATACAGGCGGCGATCACTACGTCACGTCAGATAATTCAGGATCAACCGACGTGATCAATGTGGTCATGGGCAGTGATTACGCAGAGATTCAGCTTGCGGAAGGGGATTTCCCAAAGGGCGCTTACGAGATCGAAATCAAGCGTGGATACGCATTCCGTGATGATCAATACAACTCGTCCAATTACCAGATTTCCGGGTCAGTGCGGGATCCTTTCTGGTATGAAGGTGATGGTGCCGAACGTATATATCAGAGTAAAGAGGACATGTCGGACAGACTGTTCATCGTTCGCACCAATGCGATCCGCGACGAAACGCCTGTTCTCAAGGGCAATGTGGCGTTGATTGCAATCAGGGCAAGAAACGCAAACCTTGAGGACATTTCTGTCATGGCGTCGGGGTACGTTCCCGATTGGGACGGTGGCGATTGGATTGATTGGGCCACGACCGACAATCCCGCCCCTCATATCCGCGACATGTTGATCGGACAGTTGAACGCAACGCCGGTGCCGGCCGCGATACTGGATGACCAGAGTTTTCTGGATTTCCGCACCGACGGTTGGAGTTGCAATGCGGTTCTGCAAAACCTGTCGCTCGGTGAAGCTGCGCAAATTGTCGCCGGCACCGGGTTCGCACAACTTTATCAGTCCGAGGTGTTCGGCATCAACAGGGACTATGATCGTTCGGCTGAATCGCCAGTGCAGATATTCACACCGCGCAACACTGCGGATTTCTCGTGGGGCCGCGGTTATCCGAAGTTGCCGGATGGGTATCGCGCCACTTTTGCCAATAAAGATACTGATTACGGGCGTGAACAGATCATCCACCCGGACGGGGCAAGTCGCACTGAACAGATCACGATTGAGGGTCTTGTGACGGAAACCGAAGTCCGCAATCGTCTCACTTACGACTTGTTGTCGATCAAGTTGCGATCCGGGTTCTACACGTTTGATGCGCCGGCGGAGGCGATCAAGTGTCGTCGCGGATCGTTGATTGGCCTCTCCACCGATGCGCTGTCCTCGCGCTCCATCACGGGACGTATTGCCGATTACGAGATCGACAGTAGCGGCGACGTGACGGCCGTCGCGCTCGATACGGACGTGACGCTCGATGCGGAACCGAACTGGTTGGATATAACGGACATGTTGGCGATCGAGGACATGTTGGCGATCGGCGCCACGTTCGGAATCGCCATTCGCCAGGATGGAAGCCCTGCCGTTGCGTATGAGGTGACGACATCCGCGCTCGGCGATAATTGGGTCGAGTTCGCTACACCGCAAACCATTGCAGACATCGACATCGGGAACCTTGCGGCGATCGGCTTTTTGGGGCAAGAATACCAACGCCTGATTGTCATAGAGATGCGCCAGAAGGACGAATCGTCGTGGAGCATCACATGCGTCAACGAAGCACCGGAGATATGGAACAATGTCGATAGACCGTAGCAACACTTATAGCGACACGAACCCGCCCCCGACAAACGGCGCAACAGCCGGTGCGAATTTCCTTGATCAATACGGTGGCTATCTCGATGCGCTGATCGACACGGCGATGCTCCGGTTGGCGAACGTCGCGGGCACGGACACGATCACCGCGACGGCTGAACCCTTTGCCGTCCCGTCAAGCGGTCTTGTGTCCGGTATGAAGTTCACACTGGTTCCTGCGGCAAACAACACAGGAGCCGTGACCCTCAACATTGACAGTCGCGGTGCGGAAGCCGTTGTCAGCAGCGACAGTTCCGCGCTCACGGCGGATACACTCGTTGCCGGGACGCGGTATTTCCTGGAGTTCGACGGCACGAATTTTGTAATCGTAGGACAAGCAAGTGGAGGCAGCGGTGCCACGTCGAGCCGCACGACCTACGATACGACGGCGGTGTGGGAAAACAACTACTCGGCCGACACTTTGATTCTGGTGGAACTGTGGGGCGCCGGTGGCGGCGGGTCGAGCGGAAACATAGGCAACTATGGTGGCGGCGGCGCAGGATACGCGACCAAGCTGTTCAAGGCTGGCAATCTGCC